TCAGGCTGCGAAAATAAATGCGCAAAAGTACGCTGGCGCGCAGTGCTTTCCCCGCCTCGCCTGCCCGCTTCGTGGGTCGGAATTAATGCAGGTGCATGACCACTCTGGGTCCGCGCCAGCTCTGGCATAATCGTCATAGCAGGGATGGTAAACACGCATGCAGAATGATGCACTAAATGCATGCACGCTTCGTGTTCGAGATTATTATCACCTCAGACAAACAATCTAACGACATATTTACATGTCATTTTATCAGTCCAAGAAAAGCGGCAATCATGCTTCCTACACCTCCGACAGCTGCAAAACAAGTTGCCAATATCATAATTTGTTGGCTGCGTATATTCTCTTTGTAACGTTGTTCGGTTTTATTGAAGTTAGCAAGGGTATTAACTGCTTTTCCGGTAGGTTTATACCCTTCTGGGGTCTTTGAAAGGTCGCCATTTTCTACTAGCGAATCAAGGCAGAGACCAAGCTCTTTTCTAAGTCTTGCCTGATTATCATGATAAACCCATAATTTCCCTGCAACGTCAGTCATTATAAGTATCTCGCTGAATGGTCTATCTCCCTGCTGCTCACGATAAATCCTGACAACAGATGTTAAAACAGTCATAGCATCAGTAATCTCTTGCTTACGCTGACGATACAGGAATTTTTCACGACTCAGCTTTTTGTTTTCATAATCAGCATTTCTTTTGAATTTGAAAACCTTAAAAAAACTTAAATCATTTAAGGAGGTAAACTTTAATTCATGCGCGTGATAATAATAAATTCCTGAAAATGAATTTGAGTTAAGTTGCTCAGGCATGAGAATAGAGTCAATTTGAAAAATGCCATTTTCCGGATCCCATTTCCTTGCTCTTATTTCGCCGTTAACGTATCTATCAAAAAGATAATCATCACCATTTTCATCTTTAATATAAATTGAATACATATCATAATGTATTGCTTTATCAAACATTAAACTAATTGTATGACTTGGCGTTCTCTTTTTATCAAACATCTCAAGATATTTTTTGACATCTATAGCCATAATACTCAACATGAAAAACCCTCCTCATGAATTTCCTTTATGTGTAATCCCCATACAAAACAACCCCATACTATCAAACACGGGGTCGATGGTTGTACATTTTTCAGGAACTAACGCCAGCTCTCATCCTCCCATACTTCCTGAAGGATACCGTTCAATGCTTCACGGTCTGACTCCTGGTCGAACCCAACCAGCTCTACGCCTGTAATTGACCCTTTTTTTACCGTCACTCGCGTTGATGGGAAAATTGATTGCACCCGTCGGGTCAATTCGCACTGAAAAGCATCAACAACTTGTTGCCCAATTTTTTGGTCTTTATCCAACATGATGTTAACCTTCACTTCGCCCCCTTTTTTTAATCTTTGTTCAACAGGAGCTGGGGCGAAAACAACTGAAAAAGATTTGTTTTTCATCAAGTTCCCTCTCGCAATTTCCGCAATTAAATTCAAAGCAATTTCACGATCTCTTTCCTGACAAACACCCTCTGTCGTCAGACGCGCAATCATCTCGACCCGTTCAATCATGACTTGCTCGTTTAACTCTCTATCCACACAACCTCCAATACGGGATGCTGTATAAATATACAGTATAATGTATCGATAAAAATATGAAAGAAAAAGTTACGCCACAAAAGGTCGTATGTGCATGATATGGATATGAATTAGCTACAGTCTCAACTTAGTAACTGACGCTAACCCCGCGACTCGATTTAGGATTTGTCTGGCCTGCACCTGGTGTGACGGTGCTGCAGGGAAAATTTCACCAGTTGCAGAACCACGGCACCATTTGCCATTTATGCAGCTTTTTCCACCTGCAATCAGGTGTAGGGCCTCACCCCGGCTGATGGCTTCGCCGGTCGTGAGCTGAATCTCGTCTATTGTTCTGTCAATTGCCGCGCTTTGTTTATCCGTTCCATGGATAAACCCCTGTCTGGTGACCCGTTTTTTATCCCTGAGTCTGGCCGTTAGCTTCCGCTTTTCACTTCGACTCAACGGTTTGGATAAATCCAGCCCCGGCGGATCGCTTTCGCTTCCCGTACAGTTATTGACAGAACTCCGAGAGGGCGCAGGAGCGCCCTTAACGTCAACGGCCAAATCAACGGCACGCTTCGGCACAATTTTCCACTGCGTTAACCGGGTTAAAATCGGGGTGCCAGCGCCGACAACAGAGTCGTAAACGCCACGGATGCAGACGGTTTCCTCGCCATACTGATTAAACTCGGCGCGTGGTTCATACAGTGTGCGCACCTGCAAATCATCGCGACGCACAAACGGCCCACCCTGCGCATTAACATAACCAGCCCAGTCACCTGCGTCAGCGGCATCATGGACGGCTGCAAACTCAACGCTTAGACCATGTGCAGTCTCGGTGTCAGCGAGACGACGCAACTCACGGTAGACTGTCACCGGCGCGCCGCCGATAAACTGAAACTGACGGATGTGCCAGCGTGCCGCCCATGCTGAAACGGCGGGGGCTGTCTCTTTCAGCAGTTCACCGCTTTCGTCATCGGTTTCACCATCAAGAGCATAGCCGTCGATGTTTTTGGAAATATATTTAGCAACATAGCCGGTAGCGCTGCCCTTTTCCGGGTCAATGGCCTCGGCATGAAAGCGCGCTTTTTTGGCTTTATCGCTTCTCAGTTCGTGGTGGTCTTCCTCCCACGCATAATCACGGATGATGAGACGCACGCGCTCGACATCTTCCGGCAACATGAACATAAGCATGTGCCAGTGCGGCGTTCCGTCGTGATGAGGCTCGGCAACACGTATGCCGAAAATGCGGATTTCTTCCCGGTGCAGCTTGGCGCGAATACGCGCCCAAAGGCCAGTGAGATAGCTTTGCGTGTCCGACGGGTTGGCACCGTTCCATTTGCTGTTACGGTATCCCGCTTTAGTCGTGGCGTGATATTTAGACGGTGCAGTCAGGGTGTAAAACTCCCCGACGTATCCAAGCTCATTGCAGATATTTTCAAACCCACGGATGCGGGTCATCAGTTCGCAGCGGCGTATCGCAGGGTTAGCGACCGAACCGTCGTATTTTTCAATCAGGCTGATGCGGTTGCCGTCTTCGTCTTCGAGATCCAGCCCCTTGAGAAATTCACGCGTGCGGCGCTTCTGCTCGCGCCAGTCAGTCACGCAGTTTTTACTCGCGTATGCGTATCTTTTTTTGCTGACATTGCCGACGGCAATGTGCAGATGTTCGCGCCATGCAGCCGCAATGCGCCGCAGACGACCACGCCACCACACATCGTTAAACATGCGGGTGATAGCCGGGGCTATTTCGTCCTCGCCGACATATTTCTTTGTCACCCGCTCCCAATGTGGCGGGGTAACATTGAATTGCAGGGAAATAATCCCAGCTTGCATGTACCACGTGTACAGCGTTTTGAGTTCACTTAATCCGGTGTCATCAATGTCGGCCAGCTCTGACCGGATGAAATTAGCGATATCAGAGGCCAGTAAGTCAATATCGGCGCGGGACATGTCCGGGAGTCGGTTAAATCTAGCGACCATATTGACCATGCGTGATGCCAGATATTGCATAAGCCGGGTATCAAGATGACCGCCGAAAACAGCGGTTGATACATTGCTGTTGATGCCAACGCACTCGTATTTTTTTGCGACCAGTTCAAGACGCGGTAATGCCTTTTTACAAAAGCTGATTAAAAAGGCATTAGCTCGTTGACTGTCCTGATTTTGCTCCAGCACCGTAGCGGTTCGATAAACATCAAAACGCACACACTCAGGCTGGAGAGAAAGCACTTTTCTCGCATGCAGCAAAGCCGCGAACATACGGTCGCGGCGATGCTGTTGGTCATAGGTAAGATATGGGCTGGCTATTGCCGACCGTGGAGCATTCCACGGGTAAGCGAATTGAACCGCCAAGTCATACCCCCCGATAATGTTTAGATTTCAATTCGGTGACCTCCTGACAGGTCACGCAAAAGGCCACCCCCGGAATCGCAATGCGGCGAGCTTCCGGGGTAGGTGCGTCACATTCTTCGCAGAGAAAACGGGAAGGTGCAGCGATACGGCTGCGCGCGTTGCTGATGTGGCGTTCGCGGTCTTCCTGCTCGCGCAGTTGTGCTAAATCCATTGCGTCGGCCATTAGTGCAGCTCCTGTGATTCATTCTCAAAGCGAGTGGCTTCACGGCGCAGCAGTTCGGCGGCTTCGGTACCAGTCATCCCCTCTTTGGTGATATGTATCGCCAGTGCCTCAAGACGGATTGAAACAGCGAGCGCGCGGTCTTTACGTTCTTCTTTTTTTGCATCGGTCAGCAATACGGCCAGCGCATCGCTATCTGTATTAAAACTACGGGTTACGGTATTACGCATAATTTATTCTCCTGATTTCGGGCAATAAGAAGCCCGGCGGGTTTACGCCATTAAATTTCTGTTTGGATTAATTCGGCATGGTTAGCCGTTTGGGAAATAAACTCACCACTGCACGAAAATGATTCATCGCTGTAATAAGCGCCTTTTTCTCGTCAGTAGTCAGCTCACTTAATTCGAGCTCATGACGAGCCGCCGGGATTTTTGCCAGAAAGAAAATAGCGGCCAGCGCCCGATTATTTTCTTCAAATTGTGGATCACGTTTATCGCGCATATCATCGACAAAACGTTCAACCTCTTTCCAGCTATCGCCCCAATATCTCGCGCGCAATTCAGCCACATGATTGAGACCGGCCAGACGTTCACCCGCTTTTAGCGGAACAGTCGCAGAAACAGCTTCGATAGCCATGATTCCCCCTGCTTTTGAGTGGAGAGACCAGCCAGTAAATCAGCCTGTGAGCTGCTCGGGTGCCAGCGCTTGCCGTCCTTACCTGCGATCCAGCCGTGGCCATAGTGCATGCTAGGACTTTGCTTTTTAAGCAAAGACGCGAATGATGGTTCAGTATTCAACATAAGCACCTCACATCAGACCGAATGAGGCACTGAGACCGCTCATGGTGTCTACAACGCTTGTCATTGCCGGGTTAGCCTGAAGCCGCGCATGCAGCGCCAAAGCCGACAATGACAACATGCGAATTCCAGCATTTACGCTTTCAATCATGTTGTGCTTACGTGC